AAAACGTAACGGGAGTTAAAACACAATGGTTGACCAAGCCGCATTGGTAGGAGAACACTTAGGATGGGCTGTAGAAGATGCAGTTACTTTAGGTGACACTGCTACTACACACGTAGTTTGCACTAACGCTAAGATGGTGCTTATTGAGACAAGTCACGCTTTAGATATAGGTTTTGCTACAGCAGAAGCTGACATTACAGATAACGATATTATGTTACCTGCTGGTGTTCACAGTCTTGTTGTACCTAAAGCTATAGGTAACGCTACAATTTTAAACTACAGACGAGGTAGCAGTTCAAGTACGCTAGTTCGTGTTGTATTATCCTAATAAAAGGGGAACAAGAAAATGGCAGAAAAAAAGAAAAAAACAAAATTAAAACGTCAATATACTAAAGAGTATCTAGGTGGTCGGCGCAAGTTAAAAGATGTAGATAAATCAGGAAGTCGTGATTTTGGAGATACATTTTTAGGTGATCTTATTGGTGCTGATGGTAAAATGGGTATTAAAAAAGGGCGTCCCGGTTTAAGAGCGTCACTTAAAGGTGATCGTAGAGAAAAAGACGATAAACCTAAACGTAAAGTTAAGTCTCCTATTAAGAAAACTTCTCCGGGTATTATAAAGGGTGACTTTACAAGAGAAGATGATATAGAAGTAACTAAGTTACCACCAAAAGTAAAATATGGACCTCCCGGCAGTGCTAGACCTGACCCTAAAAAACCAGATGCTAAACCTAAGCCTGATTCTAAACCAAGCACAACAGCAGAAAGACAAAGAGAGGCGTTTAAAAAGTATACTTCTAAGCAATGGGAGAATATGTCTAAAGAAGAGCGTAAAGAAAATGATCTACCCGCAACCATAATAGCTCTTGGTGCAGGTAAATATAGAAACTTTAAATTTAAAGATGGGACAAGTCCTTTAGATTTTAGTCGGCAATTAAAGCGAATGTTAAACATGAACGAAGGTGGTTCTGTTTCTAAAAAGAAAAAAGGCTACGCTGAAGGTGGACTAAAAGCTACCAAACCTGATCAAAAAGGCTTAAAAAAGCTTCCTACACCTGTTCGTAATAAAATGGGTTACATGAGTAAAGGCGGCATGTCTAAAAAAGGTGTAATGTCTTACAATATGGGTGGTATGGTTAAGTCACAAGTAAATAACCTTAAAAAAGCTAAAAGGTAATTATAGTGGCAAAGGCAAAAAAAAGCACTACAGCTAAAAAGTCTACTGTAAACAAAGCGGGTAACTACACTAAACCGGGAATGCGAAAACAAATCTTTAACAGGATAAAAGCTGGTGGTAAGGGTGGTGCGCCGGGGCAGTGGTCTGCACGTAAAGCACAAATGGTTGCTAAAGCTTACAAAGCTGCAGGTGGAGGTTATAAGTCTTAACATGGTTAAAGACCCAAAGTTAGGAACAGGTAAAAAACCTAAAGGGTCTGGTCGTAGGCTATATACCGACGAGAATCCAAAAGATACTGTGCCGATTAAGTTTGGCACAACAAAAGAAGCAGAGGCTACAGTTAGAAGAGTAAGAAGATCAGGAAAACCTTTCGCAAGAAAAATACAAATCTTGACAGTTATGGAACAACGTGCTAAAGTTATGAAAAAAAACGCAGTTGTTTCTATATCTAAAAGAGCAAAAGAAAGGTTAAGAAAAGAGAATGCCACATCTTCAAAGTAGTATACCATATTTTAAAGCTTGGGTACGTAGAGAGTACACTAAGAATATGGAAGAGTATCATGGCGAGTTTTTACACTGTATGGTTATTGCAGTTACTACAATGCCAAACAGAACGTTAAGCTTTCAAGTTATCTTTACAGGTTGTGAATCTGACTTTGATGACTCACAAAATGTACACGGTGGTGCAATGTGGGCTAGGATGCCGCTTACAGCCCTTGTAGCGGATACTCCATTAGAGGAGTGGCCTAAAGAGTTACCACCATATCTTGCACAGCCTTGGGATTGTATGTCTCACAATCACGCCGTTTATAAATTAGAAAGGGCTACTCCTTCTCCTTGGATTGCAAAAGTTGACGGAGAGTTTTACCCTGCTAAGTATTACTTTACTGTAGACTATACAGACAGTGAGGTAGCTGATGACCCTGCCCAGCATAAACAGTCTCATGTATTAGAGTTGTTAGATGCAGGAGAATATACAGGTAACATTGTTGCGTTGCCTAATAATAGAGTGAGGGTAACTCACCCAGCTTGGTTTGAGACAGGAGAAGGTGCGCCTGACTTTAAGCCTAATCAGAATGTATTTCATTCTAAAGAGGATACGTCTTACGTTTGGGATACAGAAAGAGTTTTTAACAATCTTTATAGAGAGGATTAATACAGTGGCGATGAAGAAAAAAGGTTATGCACGTGGTGCAATGATGAAGATGAAGAAAAAAGGTATGGCACGTGGCGGTGCTATGATGAAAAAGAAAGGTTACTCTAAGGGTGGCTCTGCTGCAGGTATGACTTTAGCTAAAATTCGTTCTGCTGCTAAATCTAAGGGCTACAAGTTAGTAAAAATGTCGTAATGGCCTTAGCAAAAAGTCAAAAAAGTCTTAAGTCTTGGACTAAACAAAAATGGAGAACTAAAAGTGGCAAACCTTCTACGCAAGGTCCGAAAGCTACGGGAGAGCGTTATTTGCCGTCTAGTGCCATTAAATCTATGGATGCTAAAACATACGCTGCTTCTTCAGCGAAAAAAAGGGCAGACACAAAAAAAGGTAAACAGTTTTCTAAACAACCTAAAAAAGCGGCTAAAGCGTCTAGGTCGCACAGGAGAGTAAAATGAGTAGAGTACTGAATGAGAAACAGCAACTTTTTATGCAGGTATTGTTTGACGAGGCGCAAGGTGATGTTGTACAAGCCAAAAAGCTTGCAGGTTACTCAGACGGTTACGCTACTAAAACTATTGTTGAGACTTTAAAAGATGAGATTTTTGATGCTACAAAAACTTACATGGCTCGTCTTGGGCCTAAAGCTGCTGTAGCTTACGGTAGTGCTTTGGTTGACCCTACTCAGCTTGGCATTAAAGAGAAGATGGTTGCAGCAGGACAGATACTAGATCGTGCTGGTGTAGTTAAGACTGAGAAGGTTGCAGTAGAGGCTAGTGGTGGCTTGTTTATCTTACCGCCTAAAGAAAGCAGTGATGACTAAACACTTTGCGTTTAATGACTTAGGTTATTGGATGCTACCTAAGCCTAAGAAACTACGACATTGGGAAAGAATACCAAGGCTAGTAAAGTTTGTACCTTTTGGTTACGAGATAGACCCAAACGATGAACGTTGGTTAAACCCTATTGAGAAAGAGTTAGAACTATTAGAGCTTGCAAAGAAGCACTTAAAGCAATATAGTTACAGAGAAGTTTCTGCTTGGTTAACTACACAGTCAGGCAAAAGTATATCTCACATGGGCTTAAAGAAAAGAGTAGACCTTGAGCGAAAACGTAAAACAACTGCTAGAATCAAGCGCGAGCTTGCCAAAAGGCTCCAAGAAGCGATCACGCAGTACGAAACGCTTGAAAAAGAAAGAACAGGCTACTACACCTGTCCAGCCGAGTAAAAATGTTTCACGTGAAACAATTCCAGCTACAGTAATACCTGCGCCGTTTGATATAGAGGAAGCACAAAACATTGTCTTTAAGCCTAATGCAGGTCCACAGACAGACTTTCTAGCTTCAGGTGAGCGTGAGGTGTTGTACGGGGGTGCAGCAGGTGGCGGTAAAAGCTACGCTACACTAGCTGACCCCTTACGCAATCTAAACCACCACGCTTTTAGTGGCTTGCTTGTACGTCACACTACAGAGGAACTAAGAGAGCTTATACAGAAAAGCCAAGAGTTGTACCCTAAAGCAATTCCCGGCATTAAGTGGTCAGAGCGTAAGTCTCAGTGGGTTACACCTAGAGGTGGTCGCATTTGGATGAGTTACCTAGATAAAGACCAAGACGTTATGCGCTATCAAGGACAGGCGTTTAACTACATAGCGTTTGATGAGTTGACTCAGTGGGCTACACCGTTTGCGTGGAATTACATGAGGTCACGTTTACGTAGTGCTTCACCTGAGTTAGGCTTGTACATGAGGGCCACAACAAACCCCGGTTCTGTTGGGCATCAATGGGTTAAAAAGATGTTTATTGACCCTTCTAAGCCTAATACATCTTTTTGGGCTACAGATATTGAGACAGGAAACCGTTTAGAGTACCCTAGAGGTCACACTAAAGAAGGTCAACCTTTATTTAAACGTAGGTTTATACCTGCAAGTTTGTTTGACAATCCGTATTTAGCTGACAGTGGTGATTATGAAACTATGCTGCTGTCTATGCCAGAACATCAACGTAAGCAGTTATTAGAAGGGAATTGGGATGTTAATGAGGGCGCAGCGTTTCCTGAGTTTAACAGAGAAATTCACGTTGTTGACCCTTATGACATTCCTAATAGCTGGGCGAAGTTCAGAGCTTGCGATTATGGGTACGGCAGTTGGACAGGCGTTGTGTGGTTTGCCGTATCTCCCTCTGAGCAACTTGTAGTTTATAGAGAGATGTATGTCACTAAAGTTACTGCTACTGACTTAGCGGATATGATATTAGAAGCAGAGGCAGATGATGGCACAATAAGATACGGCGTGTTGGACTCGTCCCTCTGGCACAAAAGAGGTGACACTGGCCCTAGTCTAGCAGAGCAAATGATTATGAAGGGCTGTCGCTGGAGACCTTCTGATCGTTCTAAAGGCTCTAGGGTATCAGGAAAAAATGAGATACACCGTCGTTTGCAGGTAGATGAGTTTACTGAGGAACCCCAACTCGTATTCTTCTCTACCTGCACCAACTGCATAGCACAGATACCTAGCATACCTCTTGACAAACGTAACCCTGAAGATGTAGATACAAACGCAGAAGATCACTTGTACGATGCTCTTAGGTATGGTATCATGACAAGACCTAGAAGTTCCTTGTGGGATTTCAACCCTTCAACACAGAGAAGCGGTTTTCAAGCTGCTGATCCAGTAT